AACGGCTGATTGTCCATGCCGACCCCGTAGGCTCCGGCCTTGGCGTTGATCATCTGCGCATCGGCGCGTTCCTGCATGGCTCCCATCATGCCCGTCATGCGGTCCTGAGCCTGCTTTGCAATCTGCAACCGCTGCGCAATTTGCTGGTTAACGGGGCTATTCGGATCACCCTTCATCTTCTCGAAGTCAGCCTGCGCGCCCCTTAGCTCCATCGTCGTTTTTGCAAGATTCTGCTGCGCATTTTTCAGGTCGTAGGTAGACTGTTGCGCCGGGCTCATTTCCCCGTAATCCATCGGAACAATCGTTCCATCGTCGTCTTGCTTGTAACCTGCTTTTGCCAAAACCGAAGCGTTTTTGGAGGATGCGATATTGTTCTGCTGCTGCAAGCGCGTCTTCTCAATTTCCGGTTTTTGTTCGGTGTAGTCAGTGGTAGCTTCCTGCGCTCCTGTTTTCGCACTCTGCAAAGCCTGCTCGCCGATATTCTTCTCGGTTCCCTCAATCTGTTGTTCGCGTTGGTTCTCTGCGAATAGGCGGCGATTCGGCCCACCAGTTGCCACGCTCAACCCATGCAGAATCTTTCCAAAGACTCCCCGATGATTATTATCCGATCCGTAAGGGTTTTCGTCTTTGGCGTAATCTGCCATCTGCTTCGCTGCCAGATGATCTTCATATCGCTCCATTGGGCTCATGGTGCGCACAGTGGGACGCTTAGGTTCGATAGCCGACGGGGTTCCCTGGATCGGCGCACTCATCTGGTCGCCGCCAACGCCGGAAATTTCACTCTGGCCCATTGGCGCGGGTTCCTGGCCGGGATCTTCTGCGGGGTGCAGCGTGGACATGCGCAACGGGGCACCCACAATCGGAGCAATCATCGCATGCATAGGATGCTGAACGACCTGTGCGGCCATCCCCTGCGGGGCCGCAGCGGGGGTCATCGTCATAGGCTGCTGAGCCTGATCGTCAAGGTTCGGATTGCGAAGAAAATAGGGAATCGTGCTCATTTCCCAAACCCTCCGAATCCAGGGATTCCAAACCCTGCGCCAGTCTTCCCTATATCTCCGGCAGTTTTTGCCAAAGTATCAAGGTTATCTACCCAGCTTCCTTTTCCGTAAGTGGATGCCGCCGTATTCAAATCATCGTTCTGCAACCCCATTGCCTTCAGTTGCGCGCTGGTATCTTGCCCGTACATATTACTCAGGCCCGTTGCCGCGCTTTGCTGGTGCTGTTGCTGGAGATTGGCATCTTGCGCGGCGATTCCGCTGGATATGCCAGAAAGTGTCTTTCCTTTGTCCCGCGCGGCTTCGTCCAGCGCCCCAGAGAACCCGCCACTGTTGCGGTTCCGAGCAGAAGCAAGATTCGCCTCGGTGGTCAGCCCAGCCGTCGCGCCGCCCGCGCCAGCTTCCGCCTGGTTGAGCATCGAGCCGGTCTGCTGTTGGGTGTATCCCTGCGGGGCATTGAGTTCGCGGGTGAGGAAGGGCATGAGCTGCGCATTGATGTTGGAAGCGCCGGAGCCATATCCTGCGCCCACGTCTCCGGCCGTTCCGGCATTTCGCTGCGCAGACGACGAAATTGAACCCTGCATTCCAAACATTAGACGGTACCCCCGCGAGCATCCGTCCGATGCCGATTTGATGATAGCAAATTCAGTTCTTTATTGCTCATGCTTTCTGCCTCCGCTGAATACGACCAAATCCCCACGCCGCCTGCTGCCCAGAATTTGATGCTGTACCGCTGCCAGTTGAGGTCTGCCACGAGAGGTTCGTTGCGCCTGTGGTTGTAATCGCGGTGGGTTCGGTGCCGCCATGGTTGACCGGCGTGGATGGGTCAGAACCCGGATACTGCGCATATCCGCGCAAATACCACTTTTGCGGATTCCCAGCGTCATCGTTTGCTGCCAGGTGGATCGGATCGCGCGTCCGGCTGGTGCCAAAGTGGATCGGGTGCGCACCGTTGAACTGCGGATTGTTCGCGGCCTCCACAAAGTAGTGAACGCCCTGCTGGATGTTCCCGGTGTGCGTGATGGTCACATGGGCATATTCGCCGGCCACCTTGACGTTCAGCGCGTTGATGGGCGGCGGCGCTGTGCTGCGGCCGACGGCGCTTGACGCGGTGTTGTCGCCCAGCGTGTTGACTGCGGTGATGATCTTCTGGAGCAGCGAACCCTGCGTGGGGTTGTCCTGCATCCATTTGGTTAAAGCCCTTCCACCGGAAAGCGTTCCTTTTGCGCTGGTGCTCATGACGACACGCCCCTGTGTGGACTATTTTTGTCTGCATCCATATCCAGAGTGACAGATCCAATTTCCGCATATCCACCGCTTCCGATAGAGGAAAACTCCACGAAAATACGTTGTGCGCCAAATTCCAGCGTTCTCTCTTGGTCATTCTGCTGCGGGGAGCTGAGTGTGAACGGCAGCGGAATCGTGAACGTGTTGCGCCCAAGCGCCCCTAGCGAGTTTGCGTAGAGCTTTCCGGCAACCTGCCCTATCCCTTCCATCGTCGCAGTGAAATAGTAGGCGATCTTGCGAAGCGCTCCCAAGCCTTGAACCTGCTGCCCAGCCTTCCCCTTGACGAAACCGCAAGTGCAATAGCTCCAGTTGATCGCAGCGCCGTCGTCGTCATTCTGGCCGCTGCCATCTGCAGCGCCGGGCAGAAGCTGGTAAATCTTTCCCGAAGCGTTTCCATTACAAAGGAAAAGCGGCGTTGTAAACCCATCCGTCCGTGGCACAAATTCGGCAACCGGGCAGGGAATCTGCCAAAGCGACCACTTGCGCCGCATGTCGAGCGCCTTCAGGTCGCCAAACATTGTGACATGGACCTCGCTGCTTTCGGCCAGCTCTGCGCCGGTTGGGCAGCCGGTGTAGTTGCACATCAGAATGATATTCGGGCTGATGGGGGTTGATGCGGCAGCATTTGGCAACCACGGATTCGGCGTAATCATGGGAATCCCGATCATTAGTCGGCGGTTGTTCAGGTCGTTGCGAATCCAGATCGTCGCGCCAGCTTCCCAGTTGATCGATTCCCAGAGGTTAAGGCCCTTCGCGCTGTTCTGTAGTTCGCGCAAAATCGGCTGCGGCTTGCCGCCATCGAAGTAGTAGACCCCGTTCCGGCTGGCAGATACCGCGAATTCCTCGCCTTCATCGAAGGCATTCGGGCCTACCGCCCCGGCGCGGTCGCTGGCTTGGCGCACCTGCCAATTGTTCGGCTCATAGTTGGGTGAATCCTGTGTTACGCAAAGCGATTTGGACTTTTCGATGTAAAGTTGCTCCAGAATCTCGAAAGCGCCAGTTGCCGCCTGCGCATTGTCCGCGCCTACGCCGAGCGTGCCCGTGTTAATGTCCACCGATTCAAACTTACCAGCGTAGCTGGTCCAGATAGTCGTTGTATCCACCGGGCGGTTCGTCGGGAAGATTTCAATGCGGTCGATCTCCACCCCAGCGCCAACGGACAGCGCACTCACGCCCAACGCGATCTGAAGAGCGGTTGGAACCGTCGCAAGCCCGTTTCCGGTAATCAGCGGCGCGGATTGAATCTCGTAATTGCCCTGGTTTAACGTGAATGACGCTGACCCTGAGACCGTAGGCGAGAAAGCGCCGTTCGCGTAGGTAGGAAGCTGGAGCGTTACCGTCTGCCCGTCCGCGTAGATCGAGCGCGCCTTTACGCGCACAGAATAGGACGTGTTCGGCTGGATAATATTGACGTTCAGATAATCCTGGAAGGCAGACTGATAAAGTACCTGCGCATTTGTCCAAGCTGAATCGTTCGGATTTACGATTTGGAATGCGTTTCCGAAGTCCAGCGATTGCACTAACCCCATGCTTGGGTTGGTGGATGGAGCGTTCCATCCCGTCGGCATTGGAAGCGCCGAAGATCCAGTAGGCAGGTATCCCCCATCGAAGCTCATGTTCAGAAAATTCTGAATCTTCGTCTGACAGAGGCCGTAAAGCATCCGGTTCGCATATTGGAAAATCCAGGCAGGATTTCCAAGTTCGATCAGGTTGAAGTAATCGTTTCCGGGAATGTCGATCTCATCGCTCGCGAAAAGCACCGCATCTGAAAATGAAAATGTCGCGCTAGTGCTTGTGTTGTCCGGGATAATCAGCGCGTCAGACGTATACTTGATGCCATTTACATAGTAGGTCTGCGCCGTGTCGTAATAGTAGAAGTTAGCGCCAGCCACCTGATTCTGTCCGCTTTCCGTGAACGTGATCCCGCGTGCCACAACGTTTTCCGGCCCGATTGGAACCTGATTCGCAATGATCGCGCCGCAGTTCTCTGGCACAGTGAACTGAACAGGGGGAGCTGGCCGCGTCACCGCCCCATTGCGGGTGATGAAGAACACGCTGCCTTGTCTCACGCCAGACGTGATAACTTGGCTGGCCGCACTGACGAAGATAAAGGAGCCGCCGTGACCGCTGCCGTAAATCGGGTTTGTCGAGGTGCCAACTACCAGCGCCCCTGGATCGAACGTAAAGACAGTTCCCGCCGTCGTTGCGCTGGCGTTGGTCGGCTCCGGAGTAGAACCGTAGGTTGCGGTAATCGGAACTAGCACGGTAAAACTGCCCACGTTTAGGGTTCCCGCAGTGTAAACCGCCCCGGATAGCGTTCCCGCGCTTGATGATAGCGTGATGCTCGTCGGGCTGTTCACCGTTGAAATCGTGTAGCCTACGCTATTGATGGTGATCGCTTGGCCGTTCGTCAGCGAAGAGAAATCATTCCCGCTGACCAAGGTTACAGCGGTGCCAGTGGTGTTCACTGTGCCGCCGTAGGCCGTGGATGAGGCGATTGTCGCCTGAGTCACATTCAGCGCACCGAGGGCGTTCGTGGTGTTCGTCACCGTCACCAGTTCGCCAGCCACAGGCGGCTGCCCACTCTGCAAGGAATACTGGTAAGTCGCCACGCCTCCGGTAACCGACGTAGCAGTGATCCGCGATGCTCCGGAATTGAGCGCCTGCGTGATAGTCCACTGCGCGTTGTAGTTGCTGTTCGAGTTTCCGGAGATGGTGACTTGGTTGCCGACCGTCAATCCAGGGACGGGCGTTGCGACAATCATCGTCGCTAGCGTGCGCTGGTAGTAACCCGGCGAATCATCCGGTCCGCCAAACTGCTGATAGGCCGTGCTTGCAACCTGAAATGTGAAGTACCAGCGGTAATAGGCACCCCCAGGTGGAATCGAATTGCCAATTCCTGTTACAAGAAATGTTCCGTTAGCCGCCGCGAGGCTCGTCCCTGAAACGTAAACATAGACTGGATTCCCTGAGTTGTAGGCATCCACCAAGTCAGAGTCTAGCGGATAATACTGCGAATTCGCATAGAAAACCGTCACCGTGTTCCCTGGAGCGGTGCTGGATGGACCGGCGCTCTGCTGTAGCACGTTGATGTGCCCATAGTCGGCTGGGTCAGACATTTGCGCGGGTTGCTTGATGAGGGTAACCGCGAAACTATTCGTTGATGTTTGCTGGGGCGTGAAGTTCGGAGCTACACCGGGGCCTACCTGCGTAATGCGGTCGCACCATGCGCCGTTGTACTGCATCGGCTGCGAGGTACCCTGCGTGAGGTCTGAATAAGCCATAAAGGCTACGCCGTTAGCGTCGATAGCCTTCAGGAAACTGTCCACCATTACATCCGGGATGCCAGTCTCAAGATAGAGAATCCCTGGATTGTTGCTTGCATCCTCTTTCCATGTCAGGCCGTTGGCATCGATCGTGAGTGTGGTCTGGTCTGTCTGATTCAGGTTGACCGATCCAATCCCGTTGAAGTTCGCGCTCTTCGGTTTGCCATAAACGACAATTTCGACATAATCTAGCGAAACTGTCGATGCTGATTCTGATCCAACCCAAAGATTCACGCCGAACCCCGGCGAGTCGGTGTCGGTGTTCAGCCACGTTGTAAGCCATAGATCAATCGGACTTCCCAGTGCAACATATCCATTTGTCGCAGGCAGCGCAAGGCTTTCTACGTCTCCGACGGGAACGCCGGCCTTGAGCAGTTGCGCGAAGACCGTTGCGCCGGAAGGAGCGAACCCACGCACATTTACGCCGATACCGTTGATCTGATAGGTGGCCGTAATCGGCAGCGAGAATCCCGTCACCTGAAGAATGTTGGATAGCGCAAGGGTTGATGCCAAAGGCTGCATCGTGACAGAGACCGCAGCATTGTTACCAGCAGATGCTCCAGAAAAATTGATTGCGACCGGGCCCGTATAAATGCCGCCCGTCAAGACAGTCACGCCGGTAACCGTATTGTAGGGATCGCCCACGGCTGGCGTAATGGTTCCTACGGAAAAACTGAATATCGCGCCCGCTCCAAAGCCGCTCAACTCGGCTACAGGTGTTTCGCTGGGTGTGTAGTATCCTCCCGTTGTGATCGCCATGGACTGAACCGCGTAGTTAGCAGCAGAGGGACCAGCAAGCGTAGTAGTGGCGTAAGTCTCATTGTCGAGCAGGATGTTTGCTGGATTCACCCAAGAACTCAGGATAGTATCAATAACTGTCGCAGATGCCCCGCCATTTGGACCATATTGCGCCTGCGCAAGCGTATAGACGCTCTGGCAGCCTGGCCGCTGGATAAAGCGTCCAACGATAAAATCAACGTCATTATTGCGCGGCGATGCGCCCTCGGGTGAATCCTCCGGGCGCGTCGTCGTGACAAGTCCTCCGAATGAATCAAGTACGACCGGCTGACCGGGCATCAGTTAGCCTTTCTGGAAGGACAGCGTGAAGTTCACCACATCGGAAAGCACGCCTGCAGGGTATGCGCCTGCGGAGATGTTCCCATGAGGACTACCACTGGTCGCGCTCTGCTGCACATAGACAACGCCCGTCTGCTGCACATAGGCGTACAGATAGCCGCTTCCCGACTCAGACCAAATGTCTACAAGGTAAGGCTGTGCGCAGTTGAACCCAATGCAATATCCGGTCCCCGTGGATCCGGTTGCAGTAGAGAGGAACGTAAACGCTGATCCAGTCGATTGCAATACGGTAAAGACTGTGCCGGCCGCCAGAGCGTTCTGAAGCGCAAGGCCGAGACCCGCAGTAAATCCACTAAATTGGGTGATCGTTGCGCCTGGGAGGTAGTTGTTTGCCGCCGTGACGGTGACAACGCCGCCAGATGCCGAAAGCGCGGTGATAGTCGAGGTTTGGTTGATTGCCGGAGCCACGTTCGGCAAGACATACCCCTGCGAGATGTTGACGGCTAGGCCAACTTCGCTGGTTCCCGTTCCAGTCGCAGAGCTTGCAAACGTGAACTGTGTCGCGCTCGAAGTGAGCACTGTTGCGGTTGTTCCGTTTAGCAGCAATCCCAATACGGAAGTATTTCCAAGGAATGTGATTTTCGCGCCCACCGGAAAGTTATTCGCGGCAGTTGCAGTGACGATTCCAGCCGATGCCGCAAAGGCAGTCACAAGTGCGCTGCCAGTGTTCAGCGTGGGGCCGTTGCCAACGAAGTTTTTTTCGTTGAACCCAATTCCGGTTACCATGTTGGCGAAGTTGACTGGCTCTCCAGTGGAGGCAAACGATCCAGCAAAGACAATCGATCCGCTGATGATCTCGCTGGCTTGCGTGAAATCAATTCCCCCGAAAGGATACGGGTCTACAAAAAGTTGATTTGCCATGTTGATGCTGCCTCCTCGGCAACGTGCTGCTTGGTTAGGGCGCTTCTCGCACCGTGGACTAAACCTGGATCGCTCCAGAGCGGATAAGCCTGATGAACTCATCGAAAGCTGGGTTTTCGCGGAAGAAGGCCGCTGCTTGATCGTGCTTTTCTGCCTGCTCACGGTGATATCCGACATTCTTTTCAGCCTCTTCGCGCAGTGACGGGCGGCGACAGTGATTCTGTCTGGGTGTTGACTGTGTCTCGCGCGTATTTCTAAGATCTGCAACTTGCCCGCAATTGGCCTGCTGCGCTCCCATCTTTTCGTAGGCTGCTTTTTCTTGTGCGATTACTTCATCCAACAAGGGATTCATATTTCCGTCCTCTCATGGTTGATGGTGCGTGGAATAAAAGTGGAATAAAATTCGCACACTTTTACAATCAATATCCGCCGTTTATCACTGGCGGCGCTTCTGAGCCGTAAGCAAGCGTCTGGTAATTCTGGCCCTGTTTGTGCTGCACTTCCTCGTTCAGCAAGTCCCATATTGCGGAATCGGCCTCAGCCTTGCGCATCTCCCAGACTGCACCTCCCTGCCGCGCTGCATATAGCCGGTCGATGATCCGCGCGACCGCCTCTTCGCATCCCATGATAGGCAGGTAGGTCGTTGCCGGGTTCGCGTTGGCGACGAACATTGCGTTCAGAATCATCTTGTAGCGTAGGCGCAGGTCGCGGTAATCGAGCGATCCGGGCAGCACAACCATATTCTGGCGCCACTCCCAGCGACCGAATCCGCATGTTTGGTAAACACCTGCCAAGCCGTTCGCCGGTTCTCCCATGTCACAAAAGTTGTTCTGGCTGGCCGTCTGCCGCTCCCAGCAGCGCAGCACCTGATAGCAGCCTTGCGGAAGCTGCCAGGAGTTCCCTGCGCCATTATTCCACTGCGTGCCATCGTAGTAGCCGTTGAAGCCGATCATCACCTGCACAGATGGATCAGCCACCTGGAAGCCCAGCGGTCCGTTCATCGGCGGGATGTTCTTCAGGATGTAGTTGTCGGCGATCAGCATCGGCGCGCCTACGATGCGCAGTTTGCGGCAGATTTCACGCACGGCCGAGTTGAAGAAATTAGCCATGGTGACGCTGGTCGCGAGGTTATCGACGAGTATCTGGCCTTCGCCGATAGTGTCTGTCGCGCCCTGCATGTCATCGCGTATGTCCGAGCGCACCAGATTAGTGATCGTCTGGACATTCGGAAAGCTAGTTACGTCAACTACGACAGTCGGCATGTGCGCAACTCCTGTTGAATCTGGGGTCCGAGTAAACCTAAAGCGGGACGGACGCGGCGGGAATTCTCTCGCCCCAGAACTTTATTCCGCTGCGTGACGACCGGGACCGCGCCGCACCGGCTCTGCTGCGGATTCAACTCCGGCAGACTTCGGTTCAGCGTCTTCCCACCAGCGGAAAGTATCAGGAACATCTTCTTTCTTCACCGCTCCGGCGAGCCATGCCCGATTCCAATTGAGCACACAGCGGTTACCGTTCGAATAATGGAAGGCGATGCCCTCTTTGATTTTCTCGCCACAGTTCGGGCACTCAACCTTGGGCGTGGTGAGCTTGTGCCAGTCCACATCAATGGCGAACATCTCCGCAGCCAGGTGATGGTCAATTCCAAGCCTCTCCTGCGCCACCTTTGGGTCTGAGCGGAAAAGCCCGTTCATTTCCTCAAAGATGCGCTTGTAATAGGCCGTGCGCCGCCCCTCGGCCTTTTTCAGCTCCTCTTCGGTCGGAACCTCGTTCAGCGAGGCAAAAATACCCTGCTGCGTAAGGTTACTCTCTCTGGATGCAATCTGGTACTCGTTCGCGATTTCCTTGTCCTGTGCCGCCAAGTCGTTTCCGACGTAGCTGGGATTACAGACGCAGAGCGCGGCGCGCTTGGCGTTCTCAAAGAACCACTTCAGCGGCCCGCTCACGTTGTCCGGGTCCACCGTCGCAATCTGCACTGGGTGCGTGATGCGCATGAAGGTGATGTAGCGCTTGTCCTTGGGACATGCCGGAATGACCACGTTGCGGTAGATCGGGTGCGGCTGCTCGAAACTACGCTTCGAGATCGAGTGCAGGTATACCGTGTACTCTCCCTTGCGCATCTGGTCGGGGTCGAGATAGATGGATTTCTCATGCGCTCCGGGTCCGTCCTTGATTACGCCTGCTGTGGTTCGTGATCCTGGAATGATTGTCTGCGTTGCCATGGTTCCGTCCTTTCCTAAGCTGCGTCGTATGTTGCAGTGAAAATGTCCGGCTTGCAGGGATAGAATTCGCCCTTCACGCCGTTGATGATCCAATCGTCGACACTCGCGCGCATCACCCCTTCAAGGGTATCGATAAACAACGAACCATCCGGGGCCATCCGGCCTGTTGTGCCGACAAACGCAAGCACGTCAGGCGCGTTTTTACCTGTCCATTGCACAGCCTCAATCTCAACTGGCTTTTTGCGAAAATTTGCCATATCCGTCCTCCTCAAGCAGCGATGCTGCCCTGTTTGAATCCGGGCTGAACGCGCCCGAAAGTCTTGAGCATTTCGCTCATTTGCCGTTGAATCAGCCGCACGCGGTCATCGACCTGCGAGGGCAGCGGGTGGCGCTTTGAAGCATGAATCGCGTCGTCGATCTTGCGATCCTTTTCCTTTTCCTCGCGCTCATCCGCTTCGCGCAGAAACTGCAAGCGCCGCTTCATGTCCATCTTTTGGCCTTCGAGGATGCAGGGTATCAGCATATCGAGAATCCAGCCGTCAAGATGGTAGTTTGCAACGCGCATTTGCCCATCGCGGAACTCCTGCGAGTTGAGTTTATAGGCAACCTCGTAGCGGCCCCGGTGCGGGTACTCTCCCAAGGTCTGTAGCCCTGTCAGCTCGTCGCGGTTGTCGTAGTAGTAAGCTGCCGGGCTTCCGTAATCCTCGGGTGGATGCCATTCGAGAATCATCCAGCAAGGCATTCCGCGACCGCTGAAGCTGGAATTGGACAGCGGCAACTTGCGGTAGCCTAAATAGCCATCACCGTGCGGCTTCGGCCAGATGCCGCCAGCGGTGTAGAAAAAACTCTGCCCCCAGGCGATGATGAAGTTGGGATCGCCGTATCGGTTCAGGCCGACATGGCGCGTCAGCAGTTCCTGGAAAGCGTCCGGGCAACGTCTGCGCTCGATGTCACGCATTCGCTACCTCCGCAGACGCTACAGCTTCCTTCCATTTCGGATTAGATTCTTCCTCTTCTGTACTCCAGCGCCAATCCCACATAGGCGTGCGGCTCAACAGCGCATCCCTTAAATCGCCCGTGAACGAAGCGCGTGTCGTTTGGAAAGGAATTCGAAATGATTTTTTACGGGGAGGATCAACTTCAGGCATCTTTACCCACCTCGTAAATATTTCCATCTGTGCGCAACTCGTAAGTCGGCAGATAATGCCACCCGCGAATATCCACGTTCCACACGAGCGCGTATTCGTCTGCGCCCTCGTCGTCGAAGTGCTTTTCCTCAGCGAACTTGCTGAAGCTGGCAACTGCGCCCACAGGCGGCAGCGGGTGCGCACTTTCGCCAACGGCAATGACAAAGCCGCGGGCGGCCTGCTCCTGCATGATCTCCGGGCGGATGATGCCGTTGATCGACTCAGAGGGTTTGGGAAGGCGCTTGATGAGAACGCGGTCGAATGCGGGAACGAACCCGGCCACCGGCCCGTTGATCTCGACTTTGGGCGCATCCTGCTTATGCCCGCTAACTGTGCGCGAATCCTGAACTTCCATCTTGAAACCGTCCTTTCAGGGTTGATACTGCGTTAAGTATGCCATCGCCGATGCAAGCCATTCGTGTGCTTCTAGGCCAGCGAGGCGCATATTGCAGGTATTGCAGAGAAGGCCTCGAACTTTACCAGTTTCATGGTTGTGATCGACGCTGAGACGAGCCCACTGCGCAGTTTCCTCTTTGCGGTGGCAAATCTCACAAACTCCACCTTGAGCATCGAGCTTATTTTTGTACCAGACTTCATCCACGCCGTATCTACGAAGCTGAGCGCGCAGTTTTCGGTCTGGATTATCTCGCCAATATGCCCGTTGCCTTTCAAGGCTACGCTCAGGGTTACTTCGCTGCCACGCAACAACTTGAGCCGATAAACACGCTCGGCAATACGTGTGATACTTCCCCGCGCGTTTTCCGCTCTTGATGACATAATCTTTTGGGTTCCCGCACTTTCTGCAAACCGGTATCATTGCCATTGTCATGGAGTCACCGTCCTTGACTCCATTGTATACTACAAACAACTAGCACAAGTCCAATTAAATCTGGATTGTACCGGCGTTTGTTACGAAAAGGCCGTGGCGAGGGATTCTATTACAAACTTGAAGTCCAACCTCATAAACGAACATCTTGGCAGTGAGGTAGGTCGCGCCTGCTACGCCGCTGGTGTCGGGAACTGGCATAACCGTGTTGCCGCCGCCGAAGTCGTACAGGCCAACCGGGCAGAGTTCGCCCAGCGCCCAGTTTTCCGGGAAGAGCAGATCGGCGCGACCGGCCTTGGCGGTGTTCGAGTAGATGAACGGCTTATCGCCGAACTCCTTCGCCACGCCGGGACGTGCACGGTCGAACTGCGCACCGTCGCGGCCTTCGCTGTTCTGCGTGATGAGCGTCGAGTACCACTGCGCGGCGATGGTGGCAACCTGCTCGGGCTTGCCGTACCAAACGCCCTTGTCCAGTTCCTCGGCATCATCGCCCAGTGCGCGGGTAAGCAGCACGAAGGCCCTCTGCGCCACGCTGGGAGTAATCTGCGCGCCGCCAAGATTGATGACCGGGGTACTAAGTCGATCCGGGTAGTTCGCCATGGTCAATCCGCCCTTGGTGCCAACGTTGCCGTTGGTATTCCAGTAGGGGATTCCCAGGACGGACGAGCCCACCGCGCCCGATGCGCCGGCAACCATGATGTAGTCGCCCTGCGTGGTGCCGCCCGGGAGCGCGGTAGAGAAGTTCAGTTTCTGCTCGACGACGCTGACAATGCCGATTGTCGCGTTGCCGCGCGAGGTTCCGCCTTCAGACGGGAAGATCTGCACAACCTGCTGATCGACGAAGGCTGCAGCGCACTGAATTCCCTGAATCACAGCGGTCGTGTTGCCGGATCCGCCAGTGGTGATGACCGCGTTTGCTGGAATCTGGTCAAACGCTCCAGAGCCATCGCCATTCATCAGGCCTTCAATGCCGTTGTAGAACTGTTTGATGCTGCGCTTGATTTCGCTCTTGGTGAATGATTCGACCGCGCGCTCTGCGCCGTTGGTGGCCAGCTCGGCCAGACGGGTGTACTGCGTGACATTGAAAGCCCAGATAGGGGCCATGGCAAACGATGCGGTCTGCGAGCCGGTGCCGGGGCCGAGCGCGGAACCGTCGCCGGTGCCAACGCTGATGCCCGAAGCACCCTGCGTGATCATGGGTTCGCGCCAGGCCGAACGGGTGGTTCCCGCTGCCTGCGTCACATTGGCGATGTTGACTTTCTTCGCGGACTTCTGGAACTCGTTGTAGAGTCCCTTGAAGGTCGGCCACAGGATGGCGATTTCGCGCCCAACCTGCTCCAGTTCGATTGATTCTACGGCTGCTTCTGAAAGGGTAGGCATATAAAGCTCCTAGAAATGAGATTCAGCTTTCGCTGTCCTGCATCCCTAGAGGCATATTGGTTTTCACCGTATCGCTGGTTTTGGGCCAGGTTCGCGGTTCCTCTTGGTATTTATTTCCACGTAGGTGTGGGCACCTTCCGGCATTCTTAAGACATCCCGGCTTTGCTGTGAATCATCTTATCACGGTTTCTTTGTTCGCGTGGACGTTCTTTTTCTCGGACAACCTTAATGGCTTCAATCGCAAGCCTTTTATTGTCTTTTGTAGCCTCTAGGTTATGATCTGCTAGGTAAGCGGAAACTGCCTCCTGAAACAGTCTGTTCTTTTCTGCCTTCCATCCGTCAATTACGTGGTCTTTCTCGATATTGGAAAAGGACACATTGGAAATATCGGTTCTAGACGCTTTCCATGGATACGACCCGTCAATCACCTCCAACATCTTTTCTCTGCCAAAAGCAAACCATTCTCCATTTATCTGGAATTCGGAGAATTTTTCGTGTAGGAACGCCTCTAGGCAGCACTGGTTTTCCGTACTCCAAACTGCAAATAGATCAATTTTAAAGGGCAACAAAATTCCAATATTGGATATGCGAACATGAGGGACTGATGACCGGCCGATTTTGTACCAGCCAAATCGCTCTGATCCGATAAGATAGATGTATCCTGAAAGTGGGGTTGGCATTTGGCGCTCTCCTAAGCGTGAAGTGATGGCATTTGCAGTGCCACAACCCCATTATACACTATAACTTAAGCGGTTCCATCGCTGGTGAAATATTAGCACATCCCGTCAAATTGCGCGGCGGTCTGACCTTGCTAGCCTATCCAAGCCTTAGCCGGTGAAGCATGGGGCGAGGGTGGGAATCGAACCCACGGTTCCGCGCAAATCCATTCTATCGCCAGCGCCGAATCCCGTCAAGTTTGGTGGACACAGTAACAGCAATAACGCTTTCACGCCCACGGCTGGCCAAAATCACGTGCGCAGGCCCAACCACACGCAATGCCGGTCTTTCCCGGCTGTCAAGGTTCACTCTCGCCAAGGGCGGCTACGGTGGCGGGACCTCGCCCACATTCAAGATTTGCGCAACACTGGCCACTATCCAGCATTCATCTGTTCGGGCTATATGCCGGGAACTCGCAGTGTTCTGACGAGACGGGCCCTATTTAGAGAGAGGTTGCTTTCAACTGCAACGCTGCGCAAATCCATTCTACCGCCATTTGCGGATTCCGCCACTTTTCATTGGCGCTTGTCCACTCAGCAGCATATCGCCCAGATCCTTGAACCCAGCCTTGCGCGCCGCCTGCAATCCCTTCGGACCGTAATCAATCTCGCTCGGGCTAGGCTCGGTTCCCTTCTGAACGGAAACCTGCGCTGGAGATTTTGTGACGGCTGTCACAGGTGTTTTGCTGCTGGCAATGCGGCTCCACGGCGGAGTTTTGAGCACGGCGCGGATAGATGCCTCAGCATTGTCGTCAGTCCAGCGATTGGCGTAATCGGTCCACTTGTCGTAGCCCTGCCGCTGCTTGGCCGGAGCGATGGTCTTGTAGTTTGCGTGCGCGTTGCGCGTCTCCTGGAGGTGATTCCAGACCGCTTGGCGGAATGCGGCGTTCTCCTCGCGGGACAATCCCAGCTTACCAATGAGCGGGCGCGCTGCGGTGTCGATGGCGGTGCCCGCGTGATCCACAACGGAACTGTAGGCCGCGTCTACCTTCTGCGACTCCTGTCCCTCATCGCGCTTTGCCAGTTCAGCACGCAGACGCTCGACTTCCGGGTCTGCCTGCTTCTGCTGCTGCGCGGCTTGGCGGTTGCCGCTCACCCATTGAATCAGTTCGTTGCGGATGGCCTGCGCTTCGTCGATCTTGCCCGCATCGTAGAGCTGCACCATGCGGTCGAACGCCTGCGGGAAACCGGCCTGGTCGAGATAACCGATTGAGCGCGGCGCGATGAACTTCTCGTACTCCTGCGGCTTGGCCTGGGCGAACTTGTCGAGCAGCGCGGGCATGATCTTGGGCATACCGTCCGGCGCTTCATCCCACATGCGATCAGCAACAGTAGGGTTCCCCGCGGCTAAATCGCGATCAACCTGCTCAATCTCGCTGAGCGTGGCCTGCATCTGCGTGACACCCTCGCGACCGCCGACGGACTCAAGCAGCGCACGAACCTCGCGGGCCTCGCGCACTGTCGAGAACTGCTGTTCGTAGCCCCGCGCCTTGCCGCTGGTGTCATAGAGAAACTTGATGCGGTCGAGTTCTGCTTTCTTCTCGACAGGATCGGTAATCGCATCCGCGCGGCGGCGCAAGTCGGCGATGTGCTTCTTGAGCGCATCCGGCTGGTGGCGGTTGTCTTGGCGATCGCCTTCGCCCTCTTTGACCTTTGGCTGGCCTTTATCTGCGCCTGTTGACTCGGTTGATTCCCCTGCGTCAACTTCCGCATTGACAGGTTCGACTACTTCCGCAACTGCGCTCATTCCTTCGTCTGGCATATTTGCTCCATCCTATCCTTCGACAACTTCCACGTTGTTTTTCAGTAACTCGACCGTGTTCTGAAATGCGGCCATCAAAACTTCCGGCTTGATGTCGAGTGCGTACACGGAACCAGAACGAGCCATCCCCGCCATGACGCAATCAGCGATCATATCGAGAACGTCGATCAGGTTTACATCGGCGGGAACGCCATCGGCTTCGAGCAGATGATGGCGGTTGACCTTGCGATGGTTGTCCCACCATGAATGCTCCTCGAATCCGGTCAAGAAGTCACGATGGAAACCGTCAATGTCAGAAATCTTGTCGTGATCGTGAACTTCCGCCTGGGCGCAGAGCATAATGGCAAAACTCGCCATCGCGACACCCACATCCTGAATATGCTGATGACTGCTCGCAAGCAAGGTTTCTTTTGTCGTGTTGGCAAAGTCGCAAGTGCGTGTATCTGCGGTTGGGCTTTTCTTGATCTTGATTTTCATTTGTCACCGTCCTAACTGATTGATTTTCCCACAACGCTGGTTTTGCGTTCGATCTCGCTGCCCATCGGCCCCACGCCACGCTCGGTAGTCGTAACCTCATGCGGAGCAAGTTGGTTCTGCTGCTGAATTGCCTCCGGCGTGGTTGCAACGCCCATCTTTTGCAGCGCTGAGGTCTGCGCCTGCGGGTCGAGCTTGTCCACCGCAACCGTAAGGCTGGTCTTTGGCTGGATCGGCTGCTGATTCTGCGCTGCAAGTTTGGCCGCGCTGGCCTGGTGCTGCTGCCAGTGCATGTGCAGGTTGGCGAAGTGCGCCTGATCATCAGGGTCTTTGCTCGATGCTAAGCGCCGGCCTTCAGCTGAGTTCATCATGCGAAGGCAGATCAACGCCTCCACTCCGTCGTTCTCGCTTCCGTCTCCGCGTACCGGCACGCTCGAGATCATCGGCGGTGTCTGCTGGAGCATCTGCTGGCCTTGCTGCAATGCTTGGACCTGTTGCGGGTCTGGTTCTTGGCCGGTTGCCACCGCTTGCTGGAGTGCGGCGGTTCCCTGCTGCACAAGTTGCTGAATCTTGACAAACTGCGGGTTATCCATCGGCGCAGTCTTGAGCAGAATATCGAACTCAGCTTGCTGCTTCTCGACCGCATCCACGCCCGGTAATACCATCCCTGGTGGCATGAAGCGTTTGGCAGCCGCCATGTTCTGCGGGTCGCTCTTGATTGAGGCCATGGCTGGGTCAGGGTCGCTCATCGCCTTTTTCCAGGCAGCCTGCCGATCGGCCCAGGATTCGGGCGAATCGCTCATGCCGTCGGCGCGCGCCACCCCAGCACCAGTCTTCATCTTGCCGATTTCTGCGGTAACGCGGCCCAGGCCGGTGAAATTGGAATCAAACTTGGCACTTTCCGGCTGCACACGCGCATTCCACGCGGCGGATTGCGTGTTGATGTTGGCGAACCCGCGCAGGATATTGCGCCAGCACTCGCCAAAGCTGGCTTTCGCGTTCTTGTCCTTGCGGTTGTACTCGGTAGCCGTCTGCTGCGGATCGTTCGGGTCGCCGCTTCCGCTCATGGACTGCTGCGCATGGGTTAGCTGCTCGGCAAGCGGCCCGCTGATCCAGTCTATGAACGCGGTAATGTCCGGGGTGCCGTTGGTGCCTGGAATCTGTAGAACGGTGTCGGCGGCGGGGCGCTGGCCGACCGGCATCAGAAACGGCTCATAGACACCGGCGCGGACACTCGAAGACCGCATTTTGTCCACGTTCCAAACTGCGGAGTCGAGCCCCACTCGGGTAATGGACTTGCGACAAAACTCGTCGCGTAAATCAACGAGTACATTCAGACGCATCTGAGGACCGGCGAAGCTCTCGGTCAGTGCGCGCCGGTTCTGGCCATTCCCGCTGCGTGCATGGAATTCAGTCAGAACCTCGTCCATCGATTCATTCCGCGCCCAGGCCAATACGCCGGACTCGTAGGCTGCAAGCATCCCCTTAGGGAAGTTGGTCCAGAACCATGAGCGCTGATCCTTGGGGCAGGAATCGTCCATATAGAAGCTCGGCCGGAACCAGACATACGTCTCAGTCACGTCGCGCATGAGGCTGTCGCCGGTGGCATACTGCGATTGCATGGCCATCTGCACAGACTGACGCGCCAGGCGGTCAAGTTTCAGTTCCGCGATACCCATGTCGCCCGCGGTGATCTGCTTCGCCACCCACGGGCATTTCGCCTTGGCGATTGAAATATCGATCTCATGCGCCAGCATCGCATAAGCCCACTCGGCTTTGGAGCGGGCGACTAGCGGAACTTTGCGCGAGAGCTTGCCGTAAATATTGGTGAGGGTGCGAATCTTGGGCCGCTTGGACTGCGCTGCATTCTTGGCATTGGGGTCTTCACCGTCCTCTGTCTCGGGCACAACATCGGGAGCGTTATCCTCGTAGCCCCAGCGCTGCGCGTCGGCCACGGGCCGCGTGTAGCCGATGGAAGTCTCATCCGTGCAGGCATAGCGCCCAACCTCGGCCTGGAGTTCGCCGTAGTTGTTTTCCTCAGCGCAGAAGTGCTTCAGGCAGTTGGCTTGCTGCGCGTAAACCTCATCGTCGGGGTCGCCCGGCTTCTCAGGGTAGAATGTCGAGCTGGCAATCTCGCAGGAGAGTAGCGAGGTGATGGTGTCGTTTTTCTCGCCGATGACGTTGGTATCGTAGTATCCGCCCGACTGTTGCGCGCCGTACATGCCAATAGACGCGGTGCGAGATCCATAGAAAGGTTCCCAGCCGCCGCCGCTGGTAGTGCGCATCCGCTGAAGTCCGCGGTCGAGCAGTTCGAGCATCCATGCGCCCTGAATTTCGATGCGGTGCGGAACGGAGTCTGCCTGCGCGGCGGCCTGGACCATCGCCTTGATTGCGTTCTTTTGGTCCTGGTTTATATGGTGTTCGCCGTCTTTGTCGGTCCAAAGTGGCTCGTCGCTCACATCAAACGCTGCGAATGTGCCGAGCGGTAGGCTGGCCGGGTCGAACTCGTCAAGCTCCTGATCCTCTTCGTCGAGGATCGGCGCATCGGTGCGGTTGTCGTTCGAGTCAGCCATTAGAGATCATCTTTCTGCGGACCTTCGCTCAGGATCGTGCAGCCGTTGGGATACTCTAAGCGTCCCATCGAGATTTTCCAATTCGCAATGGTCTTGCGGATAAGTTCAGGTGTCAAACATGCGCCATCTGTGTTCACTTCAGACAGACGCGGACACTTCCACGCTTCCCGCTGCGCGTAGATGCGCTCCCATCCCTTGCGAAACTCATCCGTGATCGGCTTCTGCTGCTCGAATTCCATCAGTGCCTCCAGCTTTTCATGGTGAGCGCCAGACGCGCACGCTTGCCGGCCGTTCCAGAGTCGCCCTTGTGCTCCTGCTCGTAGGCGCTATTGCTAACGCCTTCGCGCTTTGCAGCAGCAGTCATGGCCCCCTCTTTGATATGGAAGGAGCCACGCTTGCCGAGGTCTACTTTCTTGGTGCCGTACACAGCGCCTCCTAGACGGTCTGCGCAATGGTGAAGCTGGTAATGTCCGGGCTGGGCGCGGCCACGATGGTCTGTGAGGTCGTTCCGGTGGCGACGGTGCCGTCCGCGTTGGTATAGCTCACGGTAAGTGTGAAGCCCGTGCCGACGACTGCGGTTGCGGGAATCTCCACGGTCGCAACGAGGCCGGTGGAATCGACGGTGATGGGCGCGTTGACCGTGTCCGAACTCTCCCAGGTGGGCGGGGTCGAAGGCGCGGAGGTTGCAGGAACGGGCGTTGCGGTGAATACCGGGGAATTGCCGGGGATGATCGAAAGCATGTTTTCTCCTTGGAGCTTGACAGTAAAGCCTGTGATTCGTGTCTTGCCAAGCGCTTCTAGCAGGCGTTCAAAGCGCTCGTCGATCCGCTCGAGGCGTTCTTCCAGCTCGCAGATCAGATCGAAAAGTCCATAATTTTCGCGCTTGCAGCGCTCGCGGAGATTACTCATATTCCGGCTCGCCCTGCTCGGACGGTTCCTGCTTCTCTTCGCCCAGGAACTTGTCCAGGTGCTGCTTCAGCTCGTCGAGGTTCTGGCTGTCGTGTTCCTTGCCAGACTCATGCGTGGTTGTGTGATGGCCCTCCGCGTGATGCTCGGTGTGAAGGGGCATATCGCCGGGTTCAGGCTCGTCTGCGCCGCCACCATCCTGCCCAGGCTGCTGGAGAGGGTCGCTGCGGCCCATCAGGCCAGCGCCACCGCTACTCTTCCGCGCCATCGACCGGTCGTGCGCCATTGCCGGGGCGCGATTCGTGCTCTTGAAGTTCCCGTCTTTGCTCATGAATGCCATCGCTCTGCTCCTTCTGGTAAATCTTGTTGAGTTCCGCCTGCCAATCGTCCGGCCCGTCGAACGCGGGTACCACGGGCGGCTTATTTCCGGTCTGGTACTGCTGCGCGAACGCCGCGCCCGCTGGTGACCCAAACGGCATCAGCACTGCACGCATTCTATCGCACTCGAGTTTCGCGCCTGCAAGGTCAATACGCAAAAGCTTGATTTGATTCTGTTTATCTGCCAGAAGCTCGGCATAATCCTGGCGCTGCTCGACAATCCGCGCCTCAAGCGATTGGATGAACCGAGAGGCTGTGATCCAGTTGATGAAGAGTTCACGCAAGGTCATAAAACTCCAAGGAATGCAGTTCTGTTGCTATGAACCAATTACGAGGATCAATCGTTTCATAAACGAGAAACCAGTACGCAAGGTTCAGCGGCTCAGGAAGTACACCGAAGACAAGTTCGCGTATGCTCATGCGTGCTCCTTTGCGCATTCCTCATCAGTTGCGCCCAAAGCCTTTTTGAGTTTGCGAAGCGTTTCCAATTCATCGCCGCCAAGACGATACTCTTCGCGGTAATGATACATCGCCTGAAGCAGTATCATTAGCTCGTCTTTGGATAGATCGATGATCAATTTCCCGCCACCTTTGCAATTAGCGCATCCGTCTTGTCCGCGCGCGCCCGAATGTCTTCCATGCACTGCCAGTAACCAGCCTCGCATAGACCTTTGACGATCTCCGCGATAGCATCCTCTGGCCAGCCCAGCGCTTTGAGCTTGGCGCGCCAGTTCATTACGATGCGCTGCGATTCAGTCATTTTAGCTTCTCGACTTCCCTGCGAATGCCGACTGTTACGCACAGGACGATACACACGCCCAGCGCCTTCCATCCCCACTCTGCGAATATTAACCCGCAAAGCGAGAATTCCGCCACAACAAACCCCATCAGCGCGTATTTCCGTCCGTCCATTTTCATTCCCAGTTCTCCGGTGGCCGCTCTTCCGACCGCGCCTCGCGTTGGTCGCGCTCCTGCGTGAGCTTGTACCTCATAAGAAACTTAGCACGTTCGTCCGCCTGCGACTCAACTTTCTCGCGGTCTTTCTCTTCCTGCGGCTTTGGACGGGTGCCCAACTCGCCGAACAGACCCAACGCAACCGAGTCGTAAACGTCGTCGCCCTTGGTCTCAACCTTGAGCACATCTTCCAGGTTGCCCTCATCGCGCGTGCACTGCGGGAGCGCCTTGATCGTGTCCGGGCAGCTATCCAGAATCACGAACTCGCGCACCTTGAACAAATGGTAAAGCAGCGTTGCGCGGCCCACGCGGTCAGTCGTCGCACGCGTCATTCCTGCCAAGCCGAGGTCCATCATATACTTGCTGAGCTTGGCGGCCGGACTCTCCGCTTCCATCTGCTTGGCGAACTTCTCGTGGCTGAAGTAGGCCGCGCGGTAATCGCAGCCGCGCTTCTGTGCTCGATCCTCATCTGTGGCTCCAGGCAGTCCCAGGCGCGTCATCTTGGCTACAATCTGCGCCATTTCAACGTAATCGCGCCCACGGTCCACATACTCGCGGTACTGCACCGTCTTGAGCTTGTACTCGCCCCCGGCACGCCGCACTAGCGCCTTAGTGAACCAGACGACTGAGTTCCAGTGCGCGCGGCCCCAGTCCCATCCCAACCACCGTGGTTGCCAATACTGCCAGATAATCGCGTCCGGATCCTCGCGCAGGTTGATTACGTCGAAGTTGGGGTCAAAGCAATCGAAATACTGGCCGACCGTTGTATCTAAGCGCCCATCAAGTAGCTTCTCGCGCAACTCCTTCGGCATGGCGTTCAGGCGCGCCACGATGCCGGGATCTTTCGCCAGCATGTGCGGATTATCCATGATTGTGCTGTGGACGTAATCCCATTCGAATGGATCGTACTCAAGTCGCCAATCTTCCGGGTTGCGCACATCTGATGATGCACCTCGCACTGGAGACCATATGCGCCCGTGCCGATCAGCCTTGCTCCCCTCTGGTTGCCCATCCGGCTTCTTCGCGACGAATCGATCGTTGTATTCCCCCCAGTATGCGCCGATGGGGTTGGTTGCGCCCAGCGTGCAGGGAATAGGCAACTCTCCGTTGGTATCAGGCTGGCACTCAGGGTTGACACGGTTGCGGGCCTGGAAGAAGTCCCACACAGCCATTGGGATGCCGCCGCACTCGTCGAGGAAGATCACCGGGAAACTGGAAGACTGGTATGCCTCCATTTCCTTCCATGTGAAATATTGCATGTGCGAGAAAAACAGCTTTGACCCGTTGTAAAACGTCGCTATGTGCTTTGTATCGTTCCACGTATAGAGATCGCTCGGAACGTATGCGCGAAAGTTTGGGATGTTCGAGCGCTCAAGCTCTGGCATTGTCGTGCGCAGGATCAGCGCAAAGCACCCAGGGAAGCGCAAGAGAAAATCAGTTACGATCTCCATCATTGCATCCGAGCTTTTGCTTGAACCTGTGCCGCCCACGCGCAGCCGATTGTGCGAGGTGGATTGCCGGATGATCTTGTTCTTGGCGGTTGGCTCCCACAGCTTATCTGTGTCAAGCACACCGTTTACGACCGCAGGATGCGCCATACTACGACTCGAATGCTGGCTTCGGCGCGGGCCGCTGCGTGACATCCTTGATCGGCTTGGCGACCATCACGGTTTTGATGCCGATCTCGCCCTCGAACTCATGTTTGTCGCGCCAATCACCCGGCTTGCGGTTCTTGAGCCAGAATATCTGCGCTGTAGTGTCAGGTGGAACATGCTCTTTATAAGGGACTTCCGTAACTTTTCCATCTTTGCCGCAGAATATTTTGACCGCATCGTACGTGTATCCGGTGGCCCGCTCGTACAGCGACCGCTCAACGCGTGTATCAGCCACATCCTTTGCGGCTACCATGACATCACGGAACTCGGGGAACTTAGCCTGCCAGGACTTGATCGTGCTGGTTCCAACGCCAAACTCTGTCGCGAGGTCAGCGTTTGTTGCGCCGCCCAGGCACATTTCCCTGGCACGCTCGATGTATTCCGGCCTGTAGAGGATTGTCGCCATAATTAAACTTCTGCCGTTCTCCCGCTGATTCGTGCCGCAGCGTTGTATCCGCTCTTCCACTCCTGCAATCGGGCGATCTCGCTATCCAGTACGTTGAAATGGCTATCATGCAGAGCGAGTTGCGCTTTATGATCATCGAGCCGCTTATTGTGCCCGGTGACTCGCTCAGTAAGTCTCCCCCACATCACGCCGCCGATACCAACCACGCCAATCAGCGTGAGCGAGGAAATGATTGCCGATATGGCCGACCAGTTCACCTGCTCCCCTCCGACTTGAAGCGCTCAACGTAGGATTTAAACGCGCTATAGTCACCGCGCACAACAGGCGCAAGCCACACGCCCAGCCCGAACCCCACGAAAATTGCGATTGAAAACAACACGAAATACCCCATATTTAAACCTCACTGCTTATTGGAGAGTGTACCAGATGCGTCTACGCATGGATTGTCTGGCGGCTGGAGTTGCGTTGAAGCTGTCGACGCTCGGTTGTTGATTGCGTCCGCGCCGTACTTGAGCCCGGCCAGGGTACCGCAGACCAGCGCCGTAAACGTGCCGGCAGCGCCCAAAAATGTCACAATGTCTGTCACGGTAACCGGCGTGTGCAGCTTGTAAAACAGGCAGGAAACCCAGGAAACGACAGCGGTTACGATCATCGCGATGCAGACCTTGGTGTTGCTCACCGTTCCGTCTTTGTCGCTCATCTGCGACCTGAGAAACCCTGCTGCCCAATTGCCGCTCATTTGGCCAGTCTCCTAAAACTTTTTGCCCGCAACGTATCCCACCGCTCCGCTAACTATAATCCACTTCGCCGCCGTGAGCGTCCGCTGTTTCCATGTGCCGCCTTTGGCGGTGGCCTCCCACGTGTCGCGCTCTTTGGTCACCGCGGCGAGTTGGTTGGACGTGCCCTGCTGAATCACGGCGGCGCTGGCAGCGTTGAGCGAGCAGGCGCTGAGTTTGACGTTGGACTCGTCGCAATCCAGCTTGTACGCCTGAAACGCGGGAATATCGGCCTGCGGAATCACGAGCTGCTGCGTGGCAGGCGCATTAAGCGTGGCCGGAACCTGCTGGACCTGGACCTGTGCAGGGAGATTTGGGAGATTGTTGGCGACCGCGGCGGCCTGCTGGGGCGTTACCACGACGGTGCGCTGGCTGGCAATGGCGGCGAGTTGCGACTTGAGGTCACTGGCAGTCTGCACCTGGTCGGCCTTGGCCTGGTCGATGCTCTTTTGCGCGGTGGCAATCACCTGCTGCTGTGCAGTCTGCGTTGACTCAGCCTTGAGCCGCGCATCATGCTCCTGAAGCAACTCGTAGCCGCCGAGCACCAGCGCAAGCGCCAGGATAACGCCCGCCACAATCGCAAACGTACGCGAGATCGTCATGATACCACCTGAAGAACCCTGTCGAAGCTGTCCCTGATCGCCACGCGCACAAGGCGCGAAAGGATCACGCAGCCGTGAGAGGCTGAGTGGTTGGCCGCCGAGTTGTCCCCGTGGATCATGAAGCCGGAGCGGCCAAAGGTCTCCGTGCCTTCTTTTGGATCCAGGTGCGCAACGATTGGCCCCTTCCCGCCTACTAGATCGTCAAAGAACGCATCAATCGCGTACTCGCCGATAGGGATCGGCCCGATGTCGTGAGCGTCCTGCATCGCTGGATTGTTGAGCCCTGCGTCATGCCCCGAGTATCCGCGCGCTACCAGTTCGCCTTCGGGATTGAACAGTTGGCCGGTCGATTGCTCGTATTTCCACATGCAAAAAGTCTAGCACACGCCATTTTGCGTCTGCGCGGTTTTTTGCGCAGACAATGCTTTATCTGTTCTGTTCTGTTCTGTTCTGTTCTGTTCTGTTCTGTTCTGGTCCGTTTCAGAAACGTTTCTGAAACGTTTCACGATTGGAACTAAACTTTGTTTGATATTAACGATTTACAAATTCAAATCGAGTTTTTATAGAGTAAACTCGGCGCAAATTAAAATCGGTGAAACGCGATGAAACAGAGCATGAAACGCGGGTAATGTTTCATGTAAACGTTTCTGAAACGGAATAGTAACGTTTCATCGCTTGTTTAGGTGTGATATGCTGCTTTCGTTGCGCGAATTGGTTGTCGCGGCTTAATCCAGCCCGGCCCGGTGCGAAATGTACCGCCTGCGAAAACGCAGCTCAGGCCCAGGGAGCACGGCGAGGGAACTCGCACGCATAGCGCAACACTCTGCGGGAGCCAAAAGCCGCTCTATGCCTACACACCGACGGATGTTTCTCGCGCGCGCGTTGAGGCCACAAAATTGAGAGTTGAGAGCAATCCGCATCCCCGCACCCCATATGCGCATCACGATATAACTACAGCAATTACAGCACCTTGCAGATAAATTGTGCGCACCGTCACAAGAGTGCAAATAATCACAAAATAATGCTTGACACGCTCCGGCAT